TTTTGGTCTGTCTGCATCGGATTCTACGCATTTTGCAGATGTCCTGGCAAAAGCATCATCCAATGCCAACACCAACGTAGGCATGATGGGAGAAACATTTAAGTATGTTGCACCAGTGGCCGGCGCTCTTGGGTTCTCTGCGGAGGATTGTGCTACAGCAATCGGGCTGATGGCTAACTCCGGAATTAAGGCGAGTCAGGCGGGCACTTCTCTGCGAAGCATCTTTACCCGAATGGCGAAACCGACTAAGGAAGTCCAGGAAGCTATGGATGCCCTTGGAGTATCTCTGACAAAGAGTGACGGATCTATGAAATCTCTGAATGAGATTATGGTGGATCTGAGAAAAGGTTTCTCTGGACTGACACAAGATCAGAAAGCTCAAATGGCTGCCGCTTTAGGTGGCCAGGAAGCAATGTCTGGATTGCTTGCAATCGTAAATGCTTCCGATGATGATTTTAACAAGCTATCGGATTCTATCGCAAACTGCGATGGTGCTGCCGCTGATATGGCGGAAACCATGAACGACAACCTGAGTGGACAAATTACGATCCTGAAATCAGGTTTAGAAGGTCTTGCTATTTCCTTGTATGAGGAGATGCAGACACCATTAAAAGACATCGTCAAAGAAGCCCAGACGATGGTCCAGGGACTGCAAGAGGCATTCAATGACGGTGGACTTGATTCCTTGGTAGCAAAAGCCGGGGAGGTTATGGCTCAGATCGTAACTGAGGTTGCACAAGCGGCACCGAAACTGATCGGAACTGCTGAAAACCTCGTAGGTTCCTTTGTTCAGGGGATCGTAGATCACAAGAGCGAATTTGCAACTGCCGGAGCAACGATGGTTGCGGAACTGGTACGTGCGATCATGGATGTTGCTGGGGATATGTGGTCGGCTGGAATTTATCTGTTTACGGAATTTCTCCAGGCGATGACAGATCACTCAGAAGAAATGGGACAGTCCTTCGGTGAAATGATAAGCAAAATAGGCGAGGCTGTTCAAACAAACTTGCCATTGATTATCCAGGCAGCAAAAGATTTTGTTGCCGGATTTTGCCAGGGGCTGAGTGAAGAGTTTCCTGGTGTTTCTGCTTTGCTGGACGGATTCTTTCAGGGATTTTTAGATGCCGCCGGGGAAATTGTACAAGGTGTCGTAGATCTGATCGGAGATATTTTCTCCGTGATCGACAGCCAGGATCCGGCTACCATGGAAGCGATCGGAAAAGCGATCGGAACCATTGCAGCGTCTATTACGGCACTGAAAGTTGTTAAAGATGTTGTAGGATCAGTAAGCAGCCTTTTCTCTATCCTGAAAACATTTAAGGGTGGAGTTTCCGGAATTGTCGGAGTAGTAGGAAAAGCGGTTGAAGGGTTTGCCCTCTGGAAGGGCGGCGCAGGAACCCTGGGAGAAGTAATTGCATTAGAGTTCCCTAAACTGGCTGCCTTCGGAACAAAACTAAGTGGGCTTGCTACAACAGCAGGATCCGTAATGACAAAGATCGGATCATTTATCGGCTCTGCGGTCTCTGCGATCGGAGAGTTTTTCGCTACCTTCGGAACAGTCATCGCCGGGGTAGGATCTATCATAGCTGGTGTGATACTTGCGGTCAAAAATTTCATTGACATGTTCAAGAACGGATTCAGCATAATAAAAGATATCCTGATGGGAGTTGGAATTGCCCTGGCTGCGGTCGGAGCGGTAATCCTGGGAGCACCTGCACTGGTAGCGGCTGCGATTGCAGGAATTGTATTTGCGGTTGCAAATCTGGTTATCGTGATAAAGGAACATTGGGATCAGATCGTTGAATTTATTCAGCAAATCCCATCAAAAATCGGTGAAATTGTAGATGCCGTGGTTGCATGGTTTGAGGCTTTACCTGGGCGTATTTCCAAGTTCCTATCTCAGGTTATTTCGGGGATCCAGGAGTGGGGATCTAATCTACTGGAATCTGCATCACAAGTAGTAAGTACTGCGATTGATGCGATCGTGCAATTTTTTACAGATCTTCCATACAAGATCGGCTACGCCCTGGGATTTGTCATCGGGAAGCTGATTGAATTTGGTATAAATGCGGTCAACTGGGTAAAAACGAATGTTCCGATCATCATTGATAATATTGTTACATTTTTCAGCGAACTGCCAGGCAAGATCTGGACATGGCTTACGAATACCTATAACAATTTTGTTACCTGGGGAAGCAACATGCTCCAGAAAGCACGAGAAGCGGCACAGAACGTAATTGATACAGTTGTGACATTCTTCTCCAAATTACCAGGAAAGGTACAGAAATGGCTCCATAATACGCTCCAGAACCTCATTACATGGGGATCCAATATGCTGAGTAATGCCAGAACGGCCGCAAGTAACACGATAGCTACGATCGTGAACTTTTTCTCTCAGCTGCCAGGCAAGATCTGGACATGGTTAAGCAATACGCTCCAGAAGGTAATCAAGTGGGGCTTTGATATGGTAGCGAAGGGAAGACAGGCAGCATCCGATTTGTGCAGTGCCGTCATAAATGGCGTAGCAAACCTGCCCTCTCAGATGGCGAGCGTAGGCTACAATATCGTAGCGGGTGTATGGAACGGAATCTGCAGCGCAGCTGGATGGTTTAGGAGCCAGGTACAGAGCTTCTTTGGCGGAATCGTTGATGGCGTTAAGGGAGCCCTAGGCATTCATTCTCCGTCCAAAGTCTTTGCAGATGAGATTGGTAAGTGGATTCCGCCTGGCGTTGGTGTAGGTATCGAAGATTCCATGCCAGATCTGGAGAAACAGACAGACAAAGAAATGGAGGCTCTTGCGGATCGAATGCAGGCGGCAGTAAATGTCGAAACTGGAAAGATTACATTGGACAAGAATACAAGCCAGACATACAAGGTTGAGCAGGAAAACGGACAAGCATTCGTTGAGAGCAAAACTGAGGTTGTAATTGAAGGGGAAACGCATGTACACGTCGACCTGGACGAAAAAGAGATAGGTCACGCAACAACACCTATCGTAGATAAAGATATGGGTAGAATAGACACCCATAAAAAGAGAGGGGGTTAATGAATGCCAGTAAAAGTAACGGGCGTGTCTTTCGATGACGCCCATTCATATAATGACTGGGGATTGAAGCTGAAAAGCGTGTCTATCGGAGTTCCGAAAGCAAAGACGGTATACGTTAGTGTAAATGGCATGAATGGATCCCTGGATCTGACAGAAGCTCAGAATGGTGGCGTAGTGTATGAAATGCGAACACTGAAATTTACATTTGACGCCAGAGATTGCAGCTATACCCGCTGGACTGGGCTAATCAGTAGAATTGCGAGAGCGATCGAGGGGAAGAAAAGGCGGATCATCCTGGATGTCGATTCCGGCTATTATTATACCGGACGGTGTCATATTGACACTAAGAAAACCAACGAGGAGCTTGCAGAAATCAGTATTGAATGTACGTGCGATCCTTATAAGCTGGATGTCACATCTTCCAATGAACCGTGGAAATGGGACACGTTCAGCTTCATAGATGGGGTGATCTGGAGTACCCCAGGCATTGACATCAACAGTCCAATGTCCTGGAAAGAGATTATCCTAGACGGATATCCGTATAATGACACGCTGAAAATTATTTCAAACGCCTCAATGAAAGTAAAATACAGAAACGGAACGTATGATATATACGCCGGAGAAAATATCATGTATGATGTTGAACTTTACGAGGGAGAGAATAAGCTATACTTCCAGGGTAAAGGAAAAATAACAATCGTTCACAGAGGAGGTATGTTGTAAATGTATACAATTAAGGCTTTTGTGGATGGGAAAGAGTACATGATCCATAACCCACGGGTTAAGGCACTAATAGTCGGGGATCCCTACTACCAGAAGGGAGATAATGTGAACGGGCAGGCTGAGTTTTCGGTCTACCCGACGCACCCATATTACCAGTACGTGAAAAAGCTCACTACTGACATTGTTTTCTACAAAGATGGAGTAGAAAAATTTGCTGGGCGAGTTCTCTATGACGATGAAGATTCAAAGGGAGTTAAGAAAGTATTCGTCGAAGGAGAACTTGCCTATTTTTGTGACAGTATTCAGAGACCGACAGTGTATCACAACATTTCGGTCAAGAATTATCTAAAAACGATAATTGATAATCACAATTCCCAAGTTGAGGAGCGGAAGCAATTCACGCTCGGGCGTGTATCGGTTACGGATCAAAACGATTCCTTATACCGATACGCTAACTGGGAAACTACCAGAGAAACCCTGAAAGACAAGCTGGTAGACAGACTGGGAGGGCATCTTGTGATCCGGAAGAAGGATGGCATCCGCTATCTGGATTATCTGAACGATGATGAATTTTACACCCAGAACAGACAAGAGATCAGGTTTGGAAAGAATTTACTTGATTATTCTAAAAACATGGACGCTTCCGACCTGGTAACATGTGTTATCCCTCTGGGGACGAAACTTGAGGAATCCAGCATTGAAGGTCTGGAAGAGAGACTGACAATCAAAGAAGTGAACGGGGG